AACCAGAGGCGGATGTGAAAGAGGCGCAAGGCATTGCGCAAGTAGCAGACGCGGCCAAATCGAAGGAGACGACAACCAACACGAATAAGCAACAACAATCGAATACAGGAGTATTGAAGATGGACCCGAATGAATTGGCTAAATTAGTGGCCGATCAGGTAGCGGCGGCACTCAAGGCAAAAGAAGACGCCGATGCCGCCAAGAAGAAACAAGACGCCGAGTTAAAGTCTCAGATCGACGCCGCGCTCAAGAAACAACAGGAAGAGTACGAAGCCAAGTTCGCTGCTGTCAACGCTGAAGCGGCGAAAGACCGGCGTTTACCAAACGGCAACTTTGACGAGGCACCCGCGCAACGTCGCTTGTCGAATCTAGACAAGTACGAATCGCTTGACGTGGATGATATGTCATTTGCCTACGCTTGGTTAGAGGCTGGCAAGAAGCAAGGCGGACCTGGCGCTAGCGAAAATCTACGCAAGGCTTTGGCTGTTCGTATCTTGGAGTCCGACGACAAGAAATTGCAGGCGGCGAAATCAGCCATGAATATCGCTGGCCTTGGCGCTATGAAAGCCAACGAAGTCAACCAAAGCACGTTGTCGAGTTATGGCGCTGAATGGATTGGTGTCACCTACTCCACGTTGCTCTGGGACAAGATTCGTTTGGCTGCGAATATTGCCGCTAAGATTCCGGCTATCACTGTGCCAGAAGGCAGTAGCAGCATCGTCATCCCTGTGCAATCCACCTCGCCAACATTCTATGTTGTGGCGCAAGCCTCAGCGCAATCGACCAATCCTGGCCGGATTACGCCGACCTATACCACAAGCAAAGAAGGCACAACTTCACAGACGTTGACCGTCAAGAAACTTGGTGCGGCGGTTCCTTACTCTGGCGAGCTAGAGGAAGACAGCATTATCCCGTGGGTGCAGATGATTCGCACTGACATGATTAAAGAGGGTGCTGAAATCCTGGAAAGCTGCATTATCGACGGTGATACTACGTTGACCGCTACCACGAACATCAACCACATTGCCGGTACGCCTGGTGGCACTGAGCACTACTGTTTGTTTGACGGTTTTCGTAAACTTGGTCTTATCACCAACACAGCCAACAGCCGTAGCGTGGCCGCTGCTTTGCAACTGACTGACTATCTGGAAACCGTGAAATTGATGGGGCTTGGTGGTCGCAACAGTGTACAACGTGATGCTGTTTCGCTCATCACCGACATGTGGACGAGCTGGAAGACATTGACCCTGGCGCAAGTCGCTACTCGTGATGTGTACATCAATCCGACTATCGAAGGCGGGTTGGTTAAGAACATCTACGGCTACGAAGTTATCCCGACACCCAACATGCATCGCGTTAATCAGGATGCAACCTATGGATTGAAAGCCAACACTGCTGGCAAGATCGACCAAGGGACCGCAGCTAACAACACGACCGGTTCAATTTTGGCTGTACGTTGGGACCAATGGCGGTTGGGTTACAAGCGCATGATGACGTTTGAAGTGCAACGCGATGCTATCAGCGATACCACCACGCTCGTGATGGGTATGCGCGCTGGCTTGGTCTACCGCGATACGGAAGCGGCAGCCATTTCTTACGGCATCACCGGGGTATAAGGAGGGCTTAGACAATGGCTGAAAGTCCACTTCAAATCCTGCATAAGGATAGCACATATGATTCGGACATCAAGACGAATCAGCTTGACTACTCTGCTAATGGTGCATTGACGATTCAGACAGGCACGCATTGGCTAAATAAAGCGGGCGTGCTAGCTGCGACGCTGGCGGCTCCTAGTACGGCGCAGAATGGTACGCGTATGCGCATCATCTCATCTACGGCACAGGCGCACACTATCACGCAGACCACTCCCGGTTTCAACAACGCCAGCACGTCGCAGGACGTTGCGACGTTTGGTGGCGCTATCGGTGACAACATCAGCATCGAAGCCAAGGGCGGAATCTGGTACGTAATGGGTACGCGCAACGTAACGCTGGCGTAAGGCTGAACCATGAACAGTGTAATTCGATTTCTAACCGACTATCGCGGACCACTTACCGACGATGCTCATTTTGACCAAGCAGGGAGTATTGTGGAGCGCTACAGCGTATCCACATGCTCACTGCTGGTTGATGCGGGCATTGCCGAGTGGGTGGAAGATGACTCTGCACTAAGCCTTGCGCCTGCGACTGATTTGGCTGTTGTAGATGTAAAGCCGAAGCGCGGGCGCAAACCAAAGGTTGCGACGGAATGACCACGCTCTATTGTGACATCTCAGACGTCAAAGGTGCTGGCCGATTGGCTATCACTACCGGCACTTATGACAACGATATAAGTGCCGTGATTGCTGGTGCGTCTGCACTCATCGATAAGTATTGCAATGTGCCTGACGGTGGCTTCTGTGTCACCGCGGACACTACGCATTACTACGATGTCCACAATCTGCGCAACGGGACGCATCTCGTGCTCGACATGCCTTGCTTATCGGTGACTAGTCTGACGGATGCAAGCGGTAGAACGTTCCCAACAAACGCCTACCGCTTGCATCCGCGCAACTACAATCCAAAGCGCGAGATTCATCTGCTATCGAATTACGCCTGGTCATGGATTCAGGATGGTGAAATCATCGTTGTTGGCAAGTTTGGCTACGCTACGCAGACGCCGGACCCGATCTTAGAAGCGACGGCAACCTACGCCGCTTGGATGTTCAAACGGTGGCAAGCGGCGCTACAAGATGCTACGGCTAATCAGGATTTAGGACAAATCATCTACGGTTCTGAGATGCCAAAGCAAGTCAAGGCAATGCTGAGCCTGTACACGGATTACACGAAAATCTTATGAGTGTAGCGAACGCAATCAACGGCTTAAATGCCATCATGCGGACAGTGAGCGGACTAAAAGTGTACTCTGACCCACCTGAATCAATCAATCAGTTTCCGTCGTGTATTACCTATGTTCAATCGGGAACGATGGAAGATAACGCGTCCGGCGGCACAAGTTTACACACGCTCATCTGTGAAATCTACGTGGCGCGGCAACTGTTGCCGCAAGCTGTAGACGGTGCGAAGGTGTGGCCTGATACTGTGTTCACGGCACTTAAAACTGCTGATGTGACGTGGAGCGGCGCAATTGCTCATATCGTTTGGCCGATGCGCTACAGGTCCGGACCGATGCAGTACGGTGGTTCTGATTCCTTGCTTTATGGCGTACAGTTCACCATAAGTGTCAAGGTTAAAGAGTAACTATGACAGTTCTATTCGTTTACCATGCTGACGTTGGCTTCGTTAGCGACATCCCGGCACGCGACATCACAGATGCCGACGATGAAGGCATTATCGCTGTTGCGCTAGCTAACTCGTTGACAAGTTTTCCGTGCTATACCGCGGCGTAAGGAATAAAGATGGAAGTTTTGTACAGATATGTTGGTGAAGGTGCTTATGTAGTTGGCTTACCGGCGCGCGATATTCTAGTTAGTGAAGTGGAATATCACGATGACTGCGATGCCAACAGTAAGACGCCTTCGCCGTGCTATGTGAAGGTTGAAGCAATCAAAGCGGCTAAGGTGACGAAGGCTGCTAAGGTCGCTGATGTGGTTGCTAGTGAAGTAGTGGAAGCAACGGAATCAATTAGTTAGATTCTCAACTATCTTATGGCAAATATTGCATAGGCTGATAAGGTTATCTAGCTGATTGGCAACCGTGTGATTATCGACTCCAAACGGACGAAACGGTTTAATATGGTGAACATCAAGTTCTCTGCCAAGTTCAGATTCGGTGACGCCGCAACGTTGACAGGTAAAATTGTCACGTTCACGCGCGTCTCTTCTGCTTGGATGCCAACTTGGACCATAGTACGTAACAGCGCCGCCTTTCCATCTAGGATTGTCTTCGCCGTACAGGACTGGCGGCAGCGGATGATTCGGATCGTTAGCGACTTGCCATGTGGCGGCGCAACTCCGGCAGCAAAAGTTACCCCAACCTTTGTCGATTTCGCTTGGAACAGCTTTGAATGGATTTCCGCATTGCTTGCAAGTTCTATCTATTCTTTGGTAGATGGGGTTAGCTTCTCCCACATTATGGATAGAAAGCCAAGCACCAAAGCAATTGCTGTTACAAAATCGTCTGCCTGTTCGCTTGTCTTTTGTTATTTCTTTTCCGCACTGTTCGCAATGTTGCGGAGGGAGTTCGACAATACCAAGATTTACTTTGGCATTGACCGCGGCGGAACAGGAACGGGAGCAGTAGATGCGAGGCCAAGACGCGTGATACCAAAAAGTTTTGCCACAGTTCGGGCAAGTAGTATCGATGCGTTTTGCTGCTTGTTGACACTTGCGGCTACAGAAATGGCGAGGATTTTTCAAGAAGTAACGAAACTCTTTGCCACAGTTTTCACATGCGCACGTTGCGGACTTAACTTTTGCTCGGCATTCTTGGGAACAAAACTTAGTTCCTTTCTGACTGTCGTACGCGAAAAATTCTATTCCACAACCGGCGCACGTAATCGGCTTCTTTTCTACTTTTGGTATGCAGTCAGTAGAACAGTATGTTCGTCTGGATTGGCCGGATTTATAGGTAATGAATGGTTTGTTGCAAGTAGGACAAATCACGGTTTCCTTAAATTCAGCATACCGGCAAGCGTCAGAGCAGAATCGCTTGGACGGAGTGCCAACAAACGTTTTTCTGCATTGTTCGCAAGTCTTTTCAATCTGCTTTATCAATGGTTTTCTCCTTTGGTGAGTGCGGATAAGTTACACGTATTGTAACACAATACAGGAGGTAAGTCAAATGGCATACGCGCCATTTAGTAATAACAAGGTGCAACTCGGTTAGAATAACTTCTCGGCTGAGTATAAATTCTTTCTGATTGTCTCGAACGCTGAAATGCCAACGAGGCGGAAGCAAGCGAAAGCTGGGCACCGTGAACGACTGAGCGAAAGAACACCGAAAGGTGATGCAACAGTCTGCTCCGGCAGGAAAAAGTAACTGTCGGAATTAGGCAGAAATGACCTAATCGGATAATTCAACTGAACACTCAGGCTTATTTGAGAGCTATTTATTAACCTAACTGGTTCGTGAATAGCTATTTTGCATTTTAATTTGAATTATCTAGTAACAAATCGAGGGAAAGTACAAGTGGCACGGCAGTGGCTGCGACCGCGGTGTTTCGTGGGACATTCTCCATGCTGGAAGATGCCCGCGAATATACCAAAGTTGAAGAGCAGATCGGCGCATTCACCCAAGCTGAACGCACCTATGCGGCTAAGCTTCTCGGCAAGTGGAACATGCCGTCTACACCGCTCACGTTCGAGCAAGTGAACCACATCCTTGAAGCGGGTGTGAAAACGGCAACGCCGACAGGTACGAATCCTTACACATACGTGTATGCGTACCCGTATACCGGCACAAGTGTGAATACCATCAAAACCTACACCATCGAGACGGGTAGCGCTACCGTTACCGGTGACGTGCGAGAGATGGAATATAGCTACGTTGAATCATTCGAGTTTAGCGGCAAGTTTGGCGAAGCTTGGATGATGCAGAGCAATTGGCAGGGTCGGCAACTGAGCGCGAGTACGTTCACCGCTGCGTTGACTGTGCCGACCGTAGAGGAAGCGTTGTTTCAGAAAACGACGCTATACATCGACGCGACCGGCGGCACGATTGGCACGACTGCCAAGGCCGGGGTGCTGATGTCGTCAAGCTTCAAAGTAAAAACTGGATTAGTCCCGGTCCCTGTGGCAAATGGACAGTTGTATTTCCATGCTACCAAATGGACACAGCCGGAAATAACGTTCAGTATCACGATGGAACTTGAGGATACCGTTGGCCTAGTAGCGGCTGAACGTGCGTTCTATGAAGCCAATAC